CTGGGCCCCGTCGTAGTTGTCGATTTGAATAAAGTCGCCCAACGAAGAAGCCCGATCAAGCTCTGCCTGGTTCGGCATGTTGACGTAGTTGGCCAGGGCATCGCTGGTGATATCCCAAAGAGGGAATACCAGGCACATCGGGTCAGCGGGAACTAAGGAAGTAAACTCGTGCGACGAGGTGCCACGAGAATGGCCCTTGAAATGCACAGTGTAGTGCAGGCGCAGGATGTCCCCCTCGTTGAGGGTGATGCCAGCGTTATAGTCAAGTTCCGCCTTGTTTGCCCCGCTCTCAATGGGGACCGCAGAAGCCCCGTTGCTTGCGATAGTCCACGGAACAGGCGGGGTTCCAAGAACGCTCTCATTGTTGTACGAGAACAGGGTAAGTAGGTGGCTTGAGGCGCTTGCGTTGAGGTTGGTGCGATCAACGCCCTGGGTGCGTATGTTGTCCCCATTGATTGCGCCTGTAGCGGTGGCCACATCTGTGAACTTGGTGTTGGTCGCGGCAACCGCCGTGGCTGTTCCAGGCGTGCCGATGTTGAGGTTGGTGATCTTGGACATCAGCGGTACCTGTTGATGGCAAAGACGGTACCACCGTCAAACCAATAAACTGGGGTGTCTACATCACCAGCATCTTTTGGCCCAGAGGCTCGCCAGCCTACAGAAATCGTGGCAGCCTCCATCTGTGGTACCGGAATGCTAATGGTGATGTGGGCATTGCCTTTGGAGCGGTAGTATCTGCCCGTGTAGGCTACGGTGTTGTCGTTCAACTGAATCCTGAACTGGAGCCAGGGCTTCCCATCAAGAGCAGCATTGGCCTGCCACATCCAATACCAACAGTTGAAGTGAAGCTGAAGCATCCCCTCCTGTAGGTTCACCGCGAAGGAGTGGTCTGTATCCACCCACTGGCCCTGGTAGACATCCATGGTCACACCAAAGTAGACCAAACCGCTCACCGTCTTCTGCTCTGCAAAGGACTCGTTCAGGTGAATCTGCTTGTTGGGCTGGCCATTGAGGCTGCTGCTCACACCGTACCGCAAGAATGTTTGAGTCTTGAGGTGACTGTTTTGAATCGCCCCCCCCTCACTGGGGAGGTTCATGTGATCCAGGCCACCATTGATCGTGCCCTTGTACGCGTTGTACTTGGCGTCGAACTCCCGCCCATCCAAGAGGTTGGCTGTCCTCAAGTCCTTGGGGGTCCACTCAAAGCTCATTTCTTGCCCCTGGCGGTGATGGTCTCGTTCACTGCGAACTCTACCGAGTAGCCAATCAGGATGATGTCAGCGTCAGTCTTGATCTCAAAGGCAAAGTGAGACGAATCCTTCTGGGAGATTGGGTACCGAATCTCGGTCAGCATGTTCTCCTCCCATAGGGCCGTATCCCATGCCGCCGTATCGTAGACTGCCTGGTCCACATACTCGGCGCGTTGCATCTTCCTGCCAGTCGCTGCGGTGCCGGTGAGGGAGTAGTCCTTGAAGTGAGTCAGGCCAATGGTGTTGTCTCCCTCGGTCAGCACGTAGAGGTAGACGTACTTCACAAACTTCTTCTGGGATGGGTACCCAAAGTCCATCCAGGCGGTCTTGTACGTACTCGTGGGCGCAGGGGACAGTCCGGTTTCGTTCTCACCGGCTACAAAGTTGACCACATGGCCCATGGCTCGTCTGCGACTAACGACAAACAGGCCAGCCTCGTAGTCATCTCCATTGCTCCAACCAGCGGGGCGACCGTCCTTCTCACCGAACACAATGTTTCCACGTTCATCAGTGGCTATGGAGGAAATGGGAAAGCCCTCTCGAATACTCCACCCATCCTTCTTGAAGTGCAGCACAATCCCTAAGTTGGGCTTCTCGGCACCGTCGGCTGGAAAGTAGCAATGCCACTCATCCCAGGTTGGTGAGTAGGTTGCCACCGCCTTGGCAATCACCGATGGGGTCAGGCGCTCGATGGTCCCCTGGATGTTCTCGGATAGCTTGTGGGTCTCCAGGGTTCCGCCGCCATCGTTGGTACCACGCAGCAGGTACACCCCGTTGTTGGACAGGAAGATGACCCCAGCATTTGGCACCACCGTGATGGTATTGGTGGCCTTGGTGCCAACGCCCTGGACAAAAGGAACCTGGATAAAGCCGCCCCGGCCCCCGGGGCGAATGATGTCGATAGCCCTCTCCCGGAACACCAGGAGTTGGTTGTTGTAGACCAACAGGTTTGTGATTGCCCCTCCCTCGCTGGTACCAAAGTCAAAGAACGAGGTTGCCCCAAAGGAATCAGGCGCATTCGGGTTGCTGTAGTACACCCGGTATGGATCAGCAGGGCCACCATCGAGCCACAGTCTCCCAAAGTACGCAGCCCCAAAGGACGCCGCAGGAACAGGTAGCTCCACCGAGTCTGTTTCCAGGGGGGCCAGCCGGGTCAGGGCCAAGTCTGGGAGGTAGTCAACATAGGCAGTCTCATTGTTGTTGTTTACCTGCCCAACGTAAAAATACTCCTCAATCTCCCCAAGAATCCCCGTGTCAGCATTTGCAGTTCCTGTGTGGAACTCGCCCAGGTTCTTGGTTCGATAGACCCGCCTGGCAACCGTTCCTTCTGGTCCTCTTGGCAGATCCCCAAGGTACACCGCTTGTCTTTTCAGATCGAAGTTACCGGGCATGCCCACCGCTGGAGCAGGAGTAGTATCGGTCAGGCCTTTGCCGCCATCCCAATCCGGGATGCTGGCGACATCGCTTGGAGAGGTTGTCCATGTCAGGGCTTCGGTTGCCTCGGACATGGGGCTCTCGGAACCGGAATCGCTGATAAAGGACACGCGCCAGCGAAAAGCGTTCTTCCTGGTATCTTGAGAGTACCCAAGCCCCTCGGTGTCTCCGCTTAGTTCTAGCATCCCCTCTGCTTTCGGATGCAAATAAACTGGGTAGTCAACGATTGGCGCACCCTGAAACCCGCCGGGCCTTGTATCATCTGCATCCACACCCCACGGGGTGGGCGGTGCTGGACGCTGAACCCAGCCCAGGGGGTGTGCATACCCGGTGCGTGGGTCAAGCCTGACGGGGCGGTTGTGGCCGTTCAGGATGACCAGGAATCGGCCATATGGAACGTACTGAAGGCCAGCATCGTCCGTACCGCGACGAACAAGGCTGTCTATCCAAACCCTGGAGTTAGTCTGGACCGCTGGGTTTCCGAATACGCTGCATAGTTGATTGAGCCCGCTATCGGCACCACCTACTACCTTGACCCGCTCGTACATGTAGTGCTGAATCGCACCGTGCTGGGTAGACCACACATAGTTGGAGAAGGTCTCTCCGTCTGGGTCAAACGGCCCATAGAGCGCATCTGCCGTCTGGAACTTCTCATATCCAATGCGAGAGTCCCACCCACCCGTCTTGGGATCCACCGTGAAGTTGGAGATGTTCGTAGCAGTCCCGCCTCCCTGGGGGATCTGCTCGTTGATCCCCGTCAGTAGAACATGCTCAACCTTCTTGGCGGCTTTCACGGAATCACCCGCTGGTGGTCAGGGTGGGTGTCGGGGCAAAGAACCTCTGCGTGCTTTGGTAGGACTGCTTCACCCAGTGGGTAGCTCCTTCCGACAGGTGCCTGTTGCCCAGCTTCAGAAGTTCCTTGTCTGCCTTGCGTCGGTACATCTCGGAGTGTGCAAGGTTGTTGTGCTTGACGAACAACTCCTCGCAAGCCCGATAAACCAGGTACCGGTGGTGGGCGCTGGGGAACTCGGGGGTATCCGAGTCGTCAATCATCTCCTTGGGCCGGAACAGCATCCGAATCTGCATGTCCAACTCGGAGTCCTGCCTGGGCCACAGGCGGATCCGGTGGATGTATCCATCATGCTCTGGAAGGCGAGGGCTGTTGGTCACGTAGTCAACAGCCAGACCCACACCATTGATAGACTTGGTAGCTTCTGCTACATCAGCAACCGCCATGGCGTAAAACGCTTTGGACTCCGGGCTCTTGATATAGATACGCTTGAGCAAACCAGAGTTGGTTCCAGAATCCAGCATGGCACCCACATCAATGCGGTCATTGGCCGCGAACGTAAGCTCATTGGAAACAGGTGATGGGCCACTCTCTCGTCCGTTGTGAACATAGGTGTACCGCACCTGATAGACGCCAGCCACGGGGGCACCAGACACCACAGCGCCACCATTGGCCAACGCCGGGGCGGTTCTGGGGGGAACGATGGTGTTGTCGTCGTGCAAAACCCAATCGGTGGGCCTACCGGTCTGGTTCAGGTCAAGGTCGTAAATCTCATCCAGGTACCGGGAGACATTGCTGTGGGGAAGGGTGTCTTCCTTGATGTCTCGCACACCTACGGAGATGAGCCCCACGCAGTCTGTGGGCAGATCCAGGTAGCGGTTCTTGGCCACGATGGTAACCGCTGTAGCGATGTCTGGCGTACCACCAGCGACAAAGGACCCTCCCTCTACATGGGCAGAGGTGGTGGTTAGGACCCGTACAATGCGGACCTCTTTGTTGACCCGATTGTTGGGGGCCACGATGTTTCCGCCGGAGATGTCCAATACCTGGTTTTCCATCCAGGCATCAAAGAACGGGGCGGTGGTGGTGATGTTCGTATCGCCACTGGCTGCCGTGCCATTGTAGGCAGCATCCGTAGCCGTCTGGTCGGGCCTTGCCAGAAGCTTGGCGGTCTTCTGGGCGAACTGCCACCGCTTGTCACTGAAGAAGTCCAGGTACAACTGGTTGAGAATCTCCGTGACCTCGTCCTGGTAGGTGGTCACGTCTGGGTCGTAGTCCACAATCGACCCGACCATTGCCCTCAAGTCACCCAGATTCATCGCGCTGCCTATGAAAGAAGGGCGGACACCCCAAACGGAGTGCCCGCCCCAAAGTTGACGGGCTGATTCAGTACTTGCGGAAAATGTACACAGGAGCCACTTCGGCCGCCGCGCCACCAGCATCCACAGCAAGCGCCATACCCACGGGGGTCACCACGTTGCTGTCAGCACCCTTGGCAACTTCTCCAGCAGCGACGGGAATAAGCGTATCCCCAGCAGCCGCAACAGTGCCATCGGTACGAGCAGCCTCGCAGTATCCAGACACGCATACGCGCACCCGGGCACCACCAGCAGTA